CGCGGCCACCAGAATGGATTCACGAGAGATCTTCCCGGCTCCTTCGGAGAGCAGAAACTCGCCAGCGTGTAGCGTTTCGTACTTTACGGTCATGCTCGTGCTCCTTTTGCACTGTTGGATTGCCCTGCATGGGCCGCCGAACGCGCGGCCCAGATCGAAGACGGATTCGGTTGTTTCGCCTGCACCTTCGGTGCAGGGTCATCGTCGAGGGGCACACTGTTGTCGATTTCGAAACCGTTGCCGCTGCTGACGATCTTGTCGAACAGCCGCGCCCGCACCGCGGGTTCATCCAACCCCGCGGCCACGTAATCGGCGCTAAGCTCTGGAAGGCGTGCTGCGACGCACAAGTCATGCACCGCCTTGGCCCGGGTCAGTGCCGCCTGGACGGTGGCTTCGTCCTTGAGTCCTGAGGATTGAATCAGTGGCTCGATGAGGTTGCTGATCCCGGCTTGAGTGCAGCGTTGAGTGATCAGCAAGGCCAGTTTGGCGGCGTCCATCAGCGGTGGTGCGGGCGGCTCGATGGGTTCAGGGTTCGGGTCGGTTTCTGCAGGTTCATCGAGCTGGGCCAGCAATTCAGCCGGGGTGTGCTGGTATCGCTGCATCACTCCGCCCTGCCCCAGACACGCCTTGACCTGTACCCCGTCGCCCACCTCATCGGCCAGCCCCAGTGCCACCGCCTCACTGGCGGCCAACCAGGTTTCGGCAGCCACCAAACCTCGTAATTCCGCCTCATCGATGTTCGGTGCCTTGGCCTTGTAGGCCGCGATGATCGCTTCCATGGTTTGATCGAGGACATCGGCCACCTTGCGAAAGCTGTCCGCATCGCCCGCCGCATAGGTCCAAGGGTTGTGAATCATCAACATCGCGTTCGACGCGATCACCACCTTGTGGGCGCCGCACACCGCGACACTGGCCGCACTCGCTGCCAACGCATCGATCCGCGCGGTGCACCGTTCGCCCAACCGCGACAAGGTGTTGTGCATGGCCAACCCGTCGAACAGGTCGCCGCCGATGCTGTTGAACGCCGCGATCACCGGCGACACCCCGTCATCGACGGCGCGCAGATCCTGCATAAATTGACTGGCGGTAATGCCCCAGGTGCCGATCTCGCCGTAAACAAAGACTTCAATCACCCGCTCGGTGGCTTCGCCGCTGGCATGCACGGCGTACCAGCTTTTGTCCTGCACTAGCACCTGTTGGCCGGCCCTGTTGTAAATACGCGGAGTCGCGTTTTTGCTCATGTTTGCTCCTGGTCGTCGAGCGCCTGAAGCAGTTCGACGAGCGTGCTGTAATTAAGACCTTTGCCCCGAGCCCGCTCGGCATCGGCGGCGTTTTCTTCGTCCACCGTTTCGGCGTCATAACCGGTGCGCAAGACCATCTCGCTGCGCGAAGCAAAGCCGGCGTTGACTTCCATCGTGCGGGACTGAACATCCTGAACCGGATGGATATAGGCCCAGCCTTGTGGCACCCAGCGCGTGCGCAGGTACTCACGTCGGCGCTGGGCATAGTCCGGCAACAGCACGGCGCCACTGAGCACCGCCATGTCCATCCAGGCGGCCCGCACCGGGCGACACAACTGGTGCACATACACACCAAATTGCAGTTGCTCCAGGCGACGCCGGAACTCAGTGAGTACCACGCGCAGTGCGCGGTCATTCACCCCGCGCATGTCGCCCGTGAGAATTTCGTAGGGCATCCCGGCACCGGCGGCCGCGGCCATCAGTTGCTGACGCATGAAGTCCGCGTAGTTGTTACCCGCGTCCGGTGGCGTGGAAAACTCAACCTCCTCGCCCGGTAAAAGCTCCTGCATGGTCCCGGGTTCCAGGGCGACCATGGGCGTGAATCCATCCGAGGCAAGGTTCAACGGCGCACCGGTCACCGGGTCCACTGGAGTCTGGATGTCATCCGGCGATGGCTTTTTGATGAAGCCGGCGAACAGATTCGCCACCTCCTGACGGAACAGCACCGCATCGTCGTAATTGTCCAGGCTGCGCAAGCGTTTGAGGACCGGCGACAAGCGTGGCAAGCCGCGTAATTGTCCCGGCTCGACCGGCTCAAAAATGTGCAGCACCTGGCTGGCCGGCACCCGCACCAGCTGGTTGTAGCCACTGTTCAAGGACGAGGCATCTCCGGGATGCGAACGGTACATCCAATACGCTACCCGACGGCTGTCCGGAGTGAACTCGATCCCGGCGCGGATAACATTGCCGTTGCGCGCGGCCTCGAACTTGTCGTGCGGTACAAATTCCGGGGCCAGCACCTGAAGCTGCAACGGCACTACCAAGCCTTCGTCGAGGCTGCGCGGACGCAAGCGGATAAAACATTCACCGGCCGTTTCCACGGTCCGCGCGATCAGTGCCTGTTGTCCGTAGAAGTCAGTCAGACCATCGGCATCTGACTCTTCGGCCCAATCGGCCCAGAGTTCCTGCAGCAGGTGCCGAAGTTCATCGTCCTGGGTTTTCGGCCGCGGCGTGATGCCGGTGCCGATCAGATTGCTGACCCGTTTATCGATGACGTTGAAGGCGTACGGGTCGTTGCGCACCGCCGCCCGGGAACGTGAGCGCAGGTTGCGCAATGCCGGAATGGCAATGCTGTTGAAGCCGGCGTCAGGTGCATCCCAACTCGCGGAACGACGCCCTTCGGCGGCCCCTTCGTAACTGGCCTTGATGTTTGAGGGGAGCAGGAAACCGCTGCGGCCCAAGGTGGGAAAGTGACGAGCCATTACAGTCCCTTGCCTCCATGATAAAGCCGCACGATGCGCGACCGAGGACCGGCCGCCGCGATCAGCGAGCTGCGAATTTCATCGCGTGCCCTGAGCAGTTCGTCGATGTCGCGGTACTCAACGTTGCGATCCGCGTAGCGCACGATTTTTTCGCCGCGCGCGATTGCCTTCTCGACCGCATCGAGTTGCTGTTGGGTAAAGGCCATGGGATCGCTCTAAAGTAAAAAGACAACAGGGTGTGCAACTGAGCGTTTTCACTCAGCGTCGTTTTTTCAGGTAGCCGCTGTTGGAGCTTCGACGCTGTGGGGGCCGCACAATCAGCACCGGTGCCGCGGCCGGCTTGGTCGGTGGCGGTACGGGATCAGCCGGTGTCGGTACCTGATCTGCCGGTTGCTGTCGTGAGGTCGCCGGAGCGCGGACACGTTCGACCGCGATGGGTTTCTCGCCCGGTGACGCCGCTTGAAGCAGCGCATTTCTCACCCGCTCCCAGTCGTGTTCCTTGTAGCGGTTCAGCCCCAGGTAATGCGCCATCGCCAGGCTGTACACCATCAAATCGAGGGCCTCGTTGCGCTCCGCCTTGCCCTTGACCCACTCGATTTTTTTGTAGCCTTTGACGTATCGGGTCACCTTGCGCTCGGCGACGCACTGGGCAAAAAAGTCATCCGGCAGATCGTTGGCAAAGTGCAATGCACCGGGACCGTCTTCTACCGGGTATCGGTTATAAATCCAGTCCTTGGCGGTGTCAGTGCCGACGAACCACAGCTCGACGCCCTTACGTTCGGTCTGACCTTTCCAAGTGACATCCATCATCGATGGCCGCTGCGCAATGACCGGTCGACCCGGCTTGCTCGCGCCCTTGACGGCGAAGATGTTGCGCCAACGCCGCAGCCGGCAGAACTGGTAAACCTCGTCGGTGTGGTTACCACCGGAGTCGATGCCGGCCGCCCGGATCGTCAGCTCCACACCACACGGGTGGGGGTAACGCGCCTTGAGTTTGTCATCGAGCACCGACCAGGTGCGGTCGTCGGACGGATCGCCCCAGATCACCTGGTAGTCGATGATCCAACGCTCCATGCCGGCGCCCCAACCGACCACCATGAACTCCAGCCGGTTGGCTTGGACATCCACCGAAGCCGTGAGCATCAACACAGCAAACGGCATAGAACCCAGCCCATAGCTTTCCAGGCGTGCCCGCGCCATCAGGACATCCGCTTTGGTTTGCTCTTGGGCACTGTCCCAAACCTTCGCCAGACGGGTGTTGTAGAACACCTGCATGGGTTCCAAGTCGCCGCGAGACATGGCTGTTTTGGCCTTCTCGAACTGCTTGGCCAGTGATGCCCAACCGGTCCAGCCAGGCGGCGAGTACAACGCATTGAGGTTGAAGCCGACGGTTTCGCCATCACCTTCGGCATGCGCGCGCCACTCGCCCTTGGTCAACATCTCGCCCTTGTGATGTTCTTCGATCAGCACGTCACAGTCGGGCCCGGCGCACTCGTAGTGCGCCAGTTGGCAATCCGCCGAGTAATGCAGGCGCTCCCATTCCAAGACTTGCATGTGCCCGCAAGTCGGGCACGGCACGTAGTAAAAACGCTGGTCGCTGGTCTCGAACAGATCGGCAATACGCGAAGCCCCTCTGATCGTCGGCGAACTGGAAAAGTAAAACTTGGCGTTACGGCCAAACGTACTGCCCCGGGTTTCAGCCAGCTCAATCGGGTCGCCCTCCTCGCCCACGTCCACAACCCAGCGATCCACTTCATCGCCGTAGATATAACGGGCCGACAACTCCGACAGGTTCGCCGCCGAGCCGGCGGTGGTGACATACAACGAACCACCCTCGAACTCTTTGGTGTCCATGGTGTTGCGTGCATCACGCGAACGGTTCGCCGCCACCCGTTCGCGTAGCACCGGGGTGGCCTTGATGGTCTTGCCGATGCGCGACGAGACTCGCTTGGCCAATCCCAGGCTGGGCAATAGCGTGAGAATGTTCGACGGTGCCATATGGATCAGACCGCCAATCCAGTTCAACGCGATCTGGGTTTTCATCAACTGTGAGGCCACCATGGTCACCACGCGCTTGCACGGATGTGCCGGCGACAGGCAACGCATGGGCTCGCGGGCATAGGGTGTTCGCGCTGTGCGGTACTGCCCAGGTTCGGCAGCCCCTGCATCACGCGGAATGCGCATGAACTCGTCAGCCCACTGATCGATCCAGACATCCGGCTCGGGTCGCAGCCCGCGAAAGTACGCCTCCCGGTACACCGCTGCACCGTCGGGCATTTCCGCTGACATGGATTAACTCGCTGCAGTCAAAGAATGGATGAGGTCTGTCGAGGCCATCCGTTCTGCATCATCCAGCACCCGGCGCAATGCGGCAGTGAGGTGCTTCTCGATTTGCCAATGATCACTCATGGCCGCCAATTCGGGTGCCAGCTGTGGCGGCATGCCGAGCAACAGATCCCGTAACATCCGCCCCGTCGTGTACGCCGCCGTTTTAACGGCCTCCAACTCAACATGAGCGCCGCGATTTTTGTGAAACTCGCTCTCGGTCAGGCGTGACTCATAAAATTCGCGGTAGGCACGAGACTCCTGAAAGTCCGGGATGCCTTCGACAGGCAATGGCGCCTGGAGTGGAACAGTGGTTGGTGGTTCGTATTCGATGTGAGAGGCCGGGGTATTTCCTTCCGGCCTGCGCTGAATTCGTTCACGCTCGTGCCGCGCCGCCACGTTGGCTTTGCTCGGATCCGCGGTGCTGAACAGGAGTCGATCCGTAGCCTCGACATCCACCATGCCATCGGCCATTAACACCAAACGTCCGGCCTTGGCCAACTTCGACACGTAGGGTTTCGACCACCCTTGGCGAGTGGCGAACTCCGCTTTGGTGAGTGCTGTCATGTCGATACCTTACGGTTAACCCGGCGGGGCCGAGAGTTAACCGAGTAAATTAGTCGGTTAACTCCTAGGTTAACCACCTCAACGCCACGGTCTGCTTGGCTTTCAACCAAATTCATGGCCGTTTTTTCAATCGCTTAGTTAACTCCTGGTTAACTGCCTTAGTTAACCGCTCTGCAGGCCGCGGCCCGCATGGCTTACACACGAATCAGGGGATAGTCGGGTTAACTAGGTTAACTCCTAAGTTAACCGCCCTGTATGCCGCAGCCCACAAGGCTTTCAGCCCAGTTAACCAATGGAGTTAACCAGTTAACTAACTTTGGTGGGGTGCCGCTAACGCGTTCGCGCGAGTCTTATGCCCCGTATTCCTCGGAAGTTGCCAGGGTCCCCGTCGGTCCTCTTCTGCACACCGAAACACTGCCACGGCCTAGCATTCTTTCCAGGGCCTGCGAGTTCTGTAGCGCTGCATCGGTGCTATCAAATGGGCAGCTAAGCTCTTCACGGGCATGATCTAGAGCACGCTGCAAAGTATCGATGATCCTTTCAATCGTTCCATCCCGGCGGAACGACAGGTTCGTCACACCGCCGGTCTCTGTTTTAACCCAGAGCACGTCCAATTCTTCGTTCAACACCCGTACTTGCATAAGTCCCCCGTTCTATAGCTTTCACAAAACGACTCCAACTGGCTATCAAGGTATTGCTGCAAGCTGGCGGGCAATCTCGTCATAAATCGTTTTGGCCGACCAGGTATGAGCCACGAGGTCAGTGCCGGCTTGAAGCAATGCGGCATCGCCCTCAGCGGGAATGGCCGGTTTGTCACTCAGGTCGTTGTAGCTACCCGAGAAGTCCGAAGTCCCACCGCCAATTGCGGTACGAGCAGCCGCGGCGTCGACACTCACCAGCACCGCCTTACCGACATCCGACGCGTCCGTGATGCTATCCGACGTGATGTCGCCTGGCGTACCACCGACATTGCTCGATCCCTTCACCACAGCCTGGAGCACTTGAAAGCCTTCAGTGATGGAGACGGGGCTGCCATATGGCTGCCAGCCATCGGCAATGGCTTGTACCAGCTTGGCTGTCAGCTCCTCGGGAGTGTTGGCGACGACAGTTTCGTATTGGGTGTAGGCCATTCTCTAAACCTCAAAATTCAGTGATTGAGCGGCGAGCGGCTGACACGCAGGCGACTCGCCGCAGTGGATGTGGCCCGTGATGGCATAGGCTGTTAGGAGCGCAAGAGGTAGCACCCAGGCGTAGCGCTTCACGGCGAGGAATCTGATTTAGGAAACTTGAAGTCGGCGAACCGATCAGCCAGATCGGCAATCTTCTTCACCCCAAGGAAACCGATGAACACGCCAGCAGCCGTGGCGAAGTTCTGCGGTAAGCCGAAGAACTCCAATAGCGGAATCAAGCCAATTGTGATCAGCGTGCAAAGCGAGGCTTCAAGCAGCGCCTGTCGCCGCGTGCCGCCGCCGTAAATGATGCGCAAGGCACCCACCACAAACGACAATGCTCCGGCGTAGATCGTCGGTGCATGCTGACCCAGCCATGCGAAAACAAGCAGCCAGGTGTCTGGTTTGTCGGGCATGTTTTTCATCCGAATTCCTCCCTTTCGGGAGTGCAATAGATTCGGCTCTAGCAGCACTCCCAGCTTGGAGCGATGGGTGTGGCGGAGCCGAAAACGAAAAAGCCCTGCTCGATGGCAGGGCTTTTAAATTGGCACAAAAAAAACCGACTCAATGGTCGGGTTCTTGAAAGGCGTCTCGCTGCGTCACAGCAACACACGCTGCTATAAAAGCAGGTCTATTCCGCGTGGAAAAGACTTTTCCGCAGAAAACGCAAAATTGTACCCAGCTCGACCATACGTTTGCTTTCCCGTTGCCCGTCTCACATAAGAAACTGCTCATCACTCTTCAACCACGATGGGAAGAAAACTATGCAATTCGGTCCTGAGTGAGAGGCAGTAATCGACCCTAAGCGGCCGGTGGGGACAGGCAGAAACCGACCAGTTGCGGTCATGAGAGCAACTGGTCGAAAAATGTCTGTAGCTGTCCAGACCAATGGTTTACAGCTTATGCCGCGCGGCATACAGGCAGATCATTTCCATCGCCAACGCGGCCCCGGCAAGCGCAGTAATCTCGGCGTGGTCATAGGGTGGTGCTACCTCCACCACGTCCATGCCAATGAGGTTGATACCGCGCAGACCTCGCAGAATCGCCAAGGCCTGATGGCTCGATAGTCCGCCGCAGACCGGCGTCCCCGTTCCCGGGGCAAATGCCGGGTCGAGGCAGTCGATATCGAAGGTGAGATAGACCGGATGGTCGCCAACTCGCGCCCGGATAATTTCCGCCAGTTCCTTGGTAGAGCGATCATGTACTTCACTGGCATTCAACACCTGAAAGCCCATGACGTCGTCATTGGTCGTGCGCTGGCCAATTTGGATGGACCGTGCAGGATCAATCAGCCCTTCGCGGACTGCGTGATAAAACATCGAGCCGTGGTCGATACGCTTGTCCTCGCCGTCGGACTCCAGGTCATGGTGCGCATCGAAATGGATCAACGACAGCGGACCATACTTGGCCGCGTGAGCTTGCA